CACCGCCACATTTTACGCTCGGATTTAAGTCGGGGACCGAGGAGGTTTTGTCTCGTCAAACCGGTAAAGACGGCACAGAAGACCTTCGATGCTAGGGCTCAATGGATATAGTCGAGAGCTAGACCTGGGGGGGGTAAACCCACAACCCGAGACAAGGCCAGAGGGCACGCCGCGGAAGGCTAGACGTGCCATGACCCGATTAAGCCAGCCAGAGCGTGTGCAAAGAAGCTTTAAGCACGCCCCGACCGACTAGATCGGAGTAGTTTAACGTCATTCTCTGGACGGTTGCCCGCAGTCGGGACGTGCGGGCAGTGGGGTGAAGAAAAGAAACCCTCAACGGCGCTTGCGGCGAGGGGCCTTGACCAGCGCTCTGAGCTCACGACGAGGTTGCGAACGCGTGCTACGCACTGAACGTGTAGCACTCGGCGAACGCCTCTCTTGATACTGAACTCTAGCAACAGGACGGCCGTAATCGCTGCCGTACACTCGTGCTTGCGGAGGTTGCTTGGGCTTGCCAGCAGGTTCACCACGACTAGTACCTAGGTACCCGGCAGCGGCGGATCCAGCCATCCCAGCCATAACAGGCAGGGAGCGAAGGACCACAGGCCACAGCCTAGACACTACAGTACCAATCAAGGGAATCAAACTACCGAACGCATTGTAGGAGGCCGGATAAACGGACTGCATCTCCTGCACGATCGCATAGTAAGCTTGCATCGCCCGAGGATTGTAAGCAACTGGCGGTTTGGCGAATTGACGCGCGGGGGAGTCAACAAAAGTCTTAATCTCCAGGCCAGTGAACGTCTTCAACGTAACAGTTGCGTGGACGTCCAAACCTCGGAAGATAATGACCCCTTGACTAACATTGTCATACCCGGTGTCATAACGCTTGCCGTTCGCCGGCTCACGCATAGCACGATCAGGCCAGTACACAGGGAGATAGGTATCCCTGGGCCCGACAGCGTCAGCATCTCGAGGACCAGTATTCACCGGGGCACATGGGATATAAGTGCCAAACTGCCTCTTAGGCACGTCAGGCGCAAGATTCTCCCAAGGATCAACAATGCTCCAGTAATGGTTGTAGAGAGCTGGCGGAGCCGGAGGAGGCTCGGGCACAAGCCTGTACCTGATCAATTCCCCAGCCGCGCTGTACCGACGAACGAATTCCTGAGTCGGACCGCACAGCCGCATGGGGAGGTACGCGCCATCGCGCGCCGGGGCCGTGTAGGCACCCGGCGCCATGAGCATCAGTGAGTCCTCATCAAAAGGTACGTTGGTAACCATAGAATGCACTCCATTAGGGAAACCGAACGGGGAAAGCCCATTCGCTTCGTCCGCCTGGTTGCCACGGTGGGTAAACCCACGCGGGAACTGACCGGCATAGACGGTTCCACTATTATAGAGCGAAGACGACGTCAAGTACGCAGTGATAGAGGAGTACTGGGTGCGGAAGCTGTAAGGTCGAGTAGCTGGCACCACGACCCCGAAGAAGCCAGCACCAGGTGCTGGGTTTCCGGTGCCGAGCGCCATGGACGCGTAAGCTTCCGCTTCATTCTCAACTTGCTGGCAGTTAAGAACTCCAACATCGGATCCGACGATCACGCCGGACGTGTTGAAATCCGTGCCAGGTAGCGCGGAGCACCAAAGGGCGACGGTATTATCTCCAGGGACTTTCCAGATACACAGGTCCCAGGTGACGGTCGCCCCGGCCGGGGCGCCGATAACCGTCGCATCCTTGAAATCCGGCCGAACCAGCGGGAGCCAAGTTTCATCAGGCAGTCCCGGGGAGTTGACCGGAGCAGGAGGGTGCAAGGCCTTGAGAAGCCAGTCTGCTGCTTCAGGGGGGATTCCAAGGGACTCAACCTTGCGCAAGAGTCCTTGGAAATGAGAGGGATCAGCACGAGACATTTCAGTCATGGCGCTGAAGTAACACTTTGGTAAACCGAAGGTGTAAAACGGTGAGTGGTCGGCGCTTCAATAGGACGGGAAAGGCAATCCGCCAAATCAAACTCGACTATGCGAGTGAGCACTGGGTGGACCAAAATCCCAGCGCTAGCGCCATACAGTAGCAGATGGTGCTCCGCATCCACAACCTCAGAGGGGGTGATGGAATAACGGCGGAGGAAATCCTCTGCTACCGCCAGGTTTGAGACAACTCCTGGATCGTTTCGGTACAGCTCTACCTTCGCAACTGGAATTCTGCGCCCATGGACGAAATTGGCGAACAATAAAGCTCGCACGATGGGCAAGTGTCGACACACGGGCCACAGGCCCATGAACACTGAATATTTCCAGTCATTGAACTGACGCCTGGAAGGTGGCGAAGTAGTCCAATACAAACGCGAAAGCAAACGACCGGGCTTGGGAGTGAAGAGGAAAGAGGCACCAGACCGGAACCAAACGCCCGAGATGAAACTCACTTGGCTGTAGTGATGGAACTTACGACTAACAGGAATGATGCCCAAAGCTGACTCACAGTCACGCAGAGCATCAAGTTCGAAATCGGTATCAATCACAGCTAGCAAGTCATCACCCGCGACGATGATATCGCCCCTCAAACCGCAACGGACCATAGCTTCATACGTCACAAAAGCATTGATCAAACTGTTGCCGAGGGTCGTGTCATTATGGCCGGATTTAGTGGTGCCACGGACTCGGTACTTAAGAACGCCGCTGATGGAGCGCAAAGAGCCGACGACGTCAACACATCGCTCGGCAAACTCGCGCAACCCACTCGAGTGGGCCTCATACACAGCCAACTTCAAGGCTATGTGGGCGGCTGAAATGGTAGAATCCCAGTTCTTGCCATCTCGTTCATGGTACCAAGCCCCGTGCGGCAAGTCGGCGAGAACGTCAGACAACCAGGTGCCTAGCGCGACCGAGTCCATAGCAGACGCAAATGTAACGCGGATCCCATGGCCCAACAGGTAACGTTGGAACAGGGAAGTACACGCTTTCTGCATGGCATAGAACTCACGCGCAAACGACTCCTGGGTCGCGAGGTTGAAATACATTTGAATAAGGCGAGCGCGAGTTGGCACATCATGCCCAGACTCGCGTTTCACCATGGCTTTAACAAGGCCAGGCAAAACATCGTCCTCAATCATGGATCGGGCTATGGCGATGCGTTTCGCAAGAGGCCACTTACCCAACCAAGCATCCCAACACTCAGTCTCAACCGACTGCAACACACGCCTCAATTCACTCTGGAGCCGAGGCATGGCGAGCCAGACGTTCTGGAAATCTAGACGCATGGGTGGTTGGATGGCCAAGTGGCGGGAGCAGAGAGCGCCATGCGCATTGCAGGCACACGTCCTACAAGTGTAGGAAGGCCGCACTGCACATGCCACCAAAGTGCCACCCGCTTGACTCGGTTTGTCACAACCAGCCAAAGTCCGTTTCAATATAGCATGGAGTGGGCTAATTTTGGATTCATCCCCAACACCAAGGCACAACGTGTCCGTGGTGTTGGAGGCCAAAAGATAAAACCCATTACTCAACACGCTGAGATCGACGGACCGAGAGTCCAGATGTCCATACGCGTCCAACTCGCCAACGCGGCCCTAGCGAGGATAGGCCAATTGCCGCCCAGAGGCGGACGCACGCAACCACGTGCGGCGGGTACGGTCGTACGGCTGCCAGCCCTCAGGCCACAGCATACTCATAACCCGCACCATGACCAACCATAGCGCGAACACACCCGCACGGCGCTTCGCGGATATCTCGGGTTTCTGAGACGCTCTCCACATGAACCACGTGAAGGAAGCGCCACCCGAGACAAC